GTCTGAAATCTTTGACATTGAACCGGTAGAAGAAATACCGCCAGTTCAGACTATGCCCGTTGTTGTAGAAACATCAGACATTGTTGAAACAGATTCAAATTATGCCCGTGAAAATATCAAAACACTTATTGATACGGGCAACAAAGCATTGAATGATCTGGCTTATGTTGCCAATCAATCAGAATCACCGAGAGCATACGAAGTCTTGGCTAATATGATGAAAAATCTAACCGAGATGAACAAAGATTTGCTTCAACTTCAGAAAACAAAAAGAGAGCTTGCACCCCAATCTGAAGTCGCAAAGGGAGTCAACATAGATAAAGCAGTCTTTGTTGGCTCCACCACTGAACTTCTAAAAATGATCAAATCTAACAAATAAGACTATGGAACAACTAATCGAACAAATGAAAATTATCCTTGGCACAAACTTCGGTTTGTATTTCAAGGCACATACATTTCACTGGAATGTAGAAGGTCCAGATTTTGCACAATATCACGGCTTCTTAGGTGACTTTTATGAATCTGTGTTTGACCAGACAGATTCTATTGCAGAACATATTCGTGCTTTAGGTTCATATGCACCTACCACATTAGCACGAATGATGGAACTTTCTAAAGTAAATGACTTGGTAGCAATACCATCACCATTGGTTATGATGAGTGAACTTGTAAATGATAACAACAAGTACATTCTCGAACTTCGTACAGGCATTGCTCTTGCTGATGCTGCTGATGAACCAGCAGTAGGTAATTTTCTTCAAGACATTCTTGACGCTCATCAAAAACATGGTTGGATGCTAAAGAGTTTTACTCGATAAAACATGGAAGTTGGATACCTTGGTAATGCTAGGCTCAAAAAAGTCGGTGTTGAATTATCCCTTACAGAAGAAGAAGTCAAAGAGTATGTAAAGTGTGCTGAAGATCCAGTATACTTTATAGCAAACTATGTAAAGATTGTCAACGTTGACCGTGGTCTTGTTCCATTTGATATGTGGGACTTTCAAAAAGATATGGTCAGAACGTTTCATGAGAATCGTTTCTGCATTGCTAAGATGCCTCGACAAGTTGGTAAGACAACAACTACTGTCGGTTATATGTTATGGTCTGCTTTGTTCAATGAAGATTATGTTATTGGTATTCTTGCTAACAAACTTCAATTAGCTCAAGACATTCTTGCGAAGATTCAAAAAGCATATGAGTATCTTCCAGTTTGGTTACAACAAGGTATTATCAACTGGAACAAACGCTCGATTGAATTAGAGAACGGTTCAAAAATTTATGCTTATGCCACATCAGCGGCGGGTGTTCGAGGTGGTACATATAATCTAATCTTTCTTGATGAATTTGCGTTCGTACCACATAATCTGGCAGTAGAATTTTTTACTTCTACTTATCCCGTTATCTCATCTGGTAAAACATCAAAAGTAATTATTGTTTCTACGCCGAACGGTCTAAATCTATTCTACAAGATGTGGATGGATGCTTTAGAGGGCCGTTCGTTATATAAAACACTTGAAGTTCACTGGTCAATGGTACCAGGCCGTGATGAGAAGTGGAAAGAAGAAACAATACGAAACACTTCTGAAGAACAGTTTCGACAAGAATTTGAGACTGAGTTTATTGGTTCTGCGGCTACGCTCATCTCTGGTGCAAAACTACGTTCAATGGCATTCCGTGATCCAGCACGTATTGAAGATGATGGTAACCTATTCATTTATGAAGATGCTCGACCAGGTAGAATATACATTGCTACGGTAGACTGCGCTGAAGGTGTCAATCTAGACTATTCAACAATCAATATTCTTGATGCCACCGAAGCGCCCTATAAACAAGTGGCAAGATATCGTAATAATAAGTTGCCGCTGCTATTCTTCCCAACAATTGTTTACTCATTAGCCCGTAGATATAATGAAGCCTACGTACTGATTGAAACAAATAATATTGGCCAGCAAGTTGTTGATATTCTTCATTACGACTTAGAGTATGAGCATATTTACAAACTGGAGCATCATCACATCAAAGGTCAGAGCATTTCTTCTGGCTTCAAACGCTCAGTGGCTTTTGGTGTAAAAACAACTAAATCAGTCAAGAAAATTGGTTGTGCTAACCTCAAGACTCTAATTGAGAATGACAAACTAATTATCAATGACTTTGACACCATTGCTGAACTAAACACTTTTGTCAGAACAAAAGACACATTTGCTGCCGAAGAGGGTAATAACGACGATATTGTAATGGGTTTGGTACTTTATGCGTGGTTGACAGCCCAAGCATTCTTCAAAGATGAGACTAGAATTGATATTCGTAAGATTATGTTGGAAGAGCAGAATATGCTCGTAGATGAAAGTATGGTGCCTTTTGGCTTTATCGACGATGGTGTTACACAAGAAGCCATGGCCGAAGATGGAGATGTCTGGGAAGCACCAACGGGTTATTTATCATCAAGGTTGTAAAAAACTAAATAGACTATAAAAAGAATATTGACCCAACAATAAAAGGAGAAATCCAATGGCATTTCAATTATCACCTGGAGTGAATGTATCAGAGATTGATCTGACTACAGTTATTCCTTCAGTTGCCACTTCTACTGGCGCTTTTGTAGGACCTTTTAATTGGGGACCAATCGGTGCAGTAACAACTATTTCGGATGAAGTTCGTTTGGTAAATTCATTCGGCAAACCAGATAGCGATAATTATGAATATTGGTTCTCGGCAGCGAACTTTCTAGCATATGGCAATAATCTAAAGATTGTTCGTGCCCAAGGCCTTGGTGCCTTGAATGCTACAGCAAATGGCACAGGCGTACTTATCAAAAACGACGATGATTATGTAGATAATCACACAGGCTATGCAGCAGGTTCATACGGTAACACTGGTGGATGGGGCGCACGTTACGCTGGTTCTTTAGGTAACAGCATTCTCGTTTCAATGGCAGATGCAAACACATACAATGTTTGGGCATATGCTTCACAATTCAGCGCAGTTCCTAACACATCATCATATGTTGCAAGTCGTGGCGGTGCAAACGATGAAGTTCATATTGTTGTTGTTGACGAAGATGGATTGTGGACAGGCGCCGCAGGCACAGTTCTGGAAAAATATTCGTTTGTATCGAAAGCATCTGATGCTAAAGATGACAGCGGTAATTCAAACTACTATAAAGATGTTATTCAGAATCGTTCACAATACATCTGGTGGTTGTCACATCCAACGAACCTAGGAACAGGTACAGCATGGGGCTCGACTGCTAACGTTAGCGCATTCAAACTACTTTCAAGTAACTCTTCAAACTCACTTTCTGGCGGTGTTGTTGGTACAGTTAGCACTGCAAACGTTGTAAGTGGTTGGGATAACTTTAGAAATGCTGAATCTGTTGATATATCACTGCTTGTTACCGGTCAAGGTAACAGCACAATCGCTACATACGTTATCAGCAATATTGCAGAAACACGTAAAGATTGCGTTGCATTTATTTCACCAGAAAAAGCAGACGTTGTTGACAATGCAGGAAATGAAGTAACTGATGTCAAAGCATTCCGTAATGGATTGACATCATCTTCATATGCAGTTCTCGATTCTGGTTACAAATATCAGTACGACAAATACTCGGATGTTTATCGTTGGGTACCACTAAACGGTGACATTGCTGGTCTATGTGTACGTACCGATAACGAACGTGATCCATGGTTCTCACCTGGTGGTATGAATCGTGGTGTAATCAAGAACGTAATCAAACTTTCATGGAATCCAACAAAAACAAATCGTGATGACTTGTATCAAGTTGGCGTAAACCCAGTTGTTTCGTTCCCAGGTGAAGGTACCGTTCTGTTTGGCGACAAGACACTGTTGAGCAAGCCAAGTGCATTTGATCGTATCAATGTACGCCGTCTGTTCATCGTTCTTGAAAAAGCAATTTCACGTGCAGCACGTTTCTCACTATTTGAATATAACGATCAGTTCACACGTGCCCAGTTTGTTGCATTAGTTGAACCATTCCTGCGTGATGTTCAAGGTCGTCGTGGTATCACAGACTTCCGTGTTGTCTGCGATGATACAAATAACACAGCGGAAATTATCGACCGTAATGAATTTGTTGGTGACATTTACATCAAACCTGCTCGTTCTATCAACTTCATTCAGTTGAACTTTGTTGCCGTTCGTACAGGCGTAAGTTTCAATGAAGTTGTTGGTGCAGCCTAAATAAAGAGAAACAGGAGAATAATAAATGGCATTTAACGTAAATCAGTTCCGTTCACAATTACAAGGTGACGGTGCCCGCCCAAATCTATTTGAGGTAAGTTTGCCGTTTCCTGCGTTCTCAGCACCAGGAAACGCACAAACAAAAACAACGTTCATGTGTAAGACAGCACAACTTCCAGGAGCAACTCTGGGCGTTGTGCCTGTTCAATACTTTGGTCGTGAACTAAAGTTTGTTGGCAACCGTACATTTGCTGATTGGACAGTAACAATCATCAACGATGAAGATTTTATTATCCGTAATGCATTTGAACGTTGGATGAATGGCATCAATAGCCACAATCTAAACGTTCGTAACCCTCTTGCAAGTACGCCGTTGGGTTACTCAGTTGATGGTGAAGTTACTCAGTTTGCAAAAGCTGGTAATGCAATCAAAAAATATAAGTTTGTTGGTATGTTCCCAACTGACATTACTCCAATCGATGTTGATTGGGGTTCAAATGATACCATTGAAGAGTTTTCTGTAACGCTTACCTATCAGTGGTGGGAAGCAGTTGCAGACGGTGTGGTCTAAGAGTAAGGGTGTTTTACCCTTACTTTTACTTTTGAAATGAGAGGATAACTCAGCGTGGCAATCAAACTGTTTGGCTTCACAATCGGAGCAAGGGATGTCGTTCAGAAAGAAAAACCTGAACAGGCATCCTTTACTCTGCCGTCTGCTGCACAATTAGATGATGGTGCAGTTACCGTTACGCAAAATGCGTATTACGGTACTTATGTTGATCTAGAAGGTTCAGTCCGTAATGAGATTGAACTTATCACACGATATCGTGAGATGTCAAATCATCCAGAATGTCAGATGGCGATTGATGAAATCGTCAATGAAGCTATTACACATGACGAATCTGGTAGAGTTGTTGATATCGTTCTAAACAATCTCAAGCAACCAGAATCAATCAAAAAGAAAATCATTGAAGAGTTCAATACAATCGTTAGACTGTTGAACTTTTCAAATCTTGCCGACGATCTATTCAAGCGTTGGTACATTGACGGTCGTATGTTTTATCACATCGTTGTCAATGATGAAAATCCAAAAGAAGGTATCAAAGAACTTCGTTACATTGATCCACGTAAGATTCGTAAAGTACGTGAAATCAAAAAAGACCGTGATCCAAGAACGGGTGCAATGGTCATTGTATCGACTGCTGAATACTATGTGTTCAATGATCGTGGTACAACAACACAAACATTCACAGCAAATGTAGGCCAAGGTCTCCGTATTGCACCAGATTCAATTGTCAATATCAATTCTGGTTTGATGGATGCTAAGAATACATTTGTTATTTCATATCTACACAAAGCAATCAAGCCACTCAATCAGTTGAGAATGATTGAAGATGCGATTGTTATCTATCGTATTTCACGTGCGCCAGAACGCCGTGTTTTCTACATCGACGTTGGTAACTTGCCACGTGGTAAAGCAGAACAATATCTGCGTGACATTATGATCAAGTATCGTAACAAACTTGTTTATGATGCCAACACTGGTGAATTGCGTGACGAGCGTAAGCATATGTCAATGCTTGAAGATTTCTGGTTACCACGCCGTGAAGGTGGTAAAGGCACAGAGATTACAACATTGCCAGCCGGTCAGAATCTTGGTGAACTGGAAGATGTAAAATACTTTCAGAAGAAATTATTGCAGTCATTGAATGTACCATACTCACGTTTAGAATCACAAGAAGGTGGTCTTGCTGGCATAGGTCGTTCACAAGAAGTTACACGTGACGAACTCAAGTTTGCCAAATTTGTCGTTCGTCTGCGTAATAAATTTTCTCAGTTGTTTGATGATCTTCTGCGTACACAATTGGTACTCAAGGGTGTTTGTACACGTGAAGAGTGGGATGAATTCAAAGAGAATATTTACTATGACTTCCGTAAAGATAATAACTTCACAGAACTTCGTGAGGCAGAACTGTTACAGAACCGTCTGCAAATGGTACAATTGGTTGATCCATTCGTCGGTCGTTATTTCTCAAACAAGTATGTCAAAGAGAAGATTCTCATGATGACTGAAGAAGAAATTGATCAGATGGATGAACAGATTGCTGAAGAAAAAGATACACTGCCTGATGACATGCAAGGTCCTGTAATGAGCGGCGGTGGTGCACCAGCACCTGATGTACCACAAGAAGATAACACAATTGAAAATACCGAAGAAACTGAGTCGCTAACACCTGGTCTAGATGATGAAGTAAACAAGTCGGTTATCAGTATAAATAATAGACGCAGATAAGAAAGGTTATTATGGATATTCAAGACATTATCAACAACATTGCTGCTGGCGAAAACGTAGCAGCAAAAGAAAGCATAGAAAATGCATTATCAGCGAAAGCGTTCGATGCGCTCCAAGGCCGCAAGCAAGAAATCGCTTCTACTCTTTTTGGCGGGAAAAACCAAGAGTCTGAAGAAGTTACAGATAACGAAGAAGCCGTAGAAGAATGAAGTCTTTACTAGAGTTCAAACACATTGTTGAAGAAGAGAAGTCTGATTACTCAAAGTTAGACGCTCTTGTTCGTGCTGGTTTGGCCAATAAAGCACAGTTGCAACGTATCCATAAAATAATGGATAAGATGAGTGAAGAGCGACCAGTGTTCAATAATGCTGATCGTGAAATCATGCGTAGTCTTTTCAATCGTATGGCTGATTTGATTACCAGTAATAAGCAAATTTATACCAAAGCAAGACAAGCAGTCCGTGAAGATTTGAATGAAGGTATGATCGCTACCGCAGATTTCAAAACAAACATTGAAGGTAAAAAATACCGTCGTTCAAAACTGAAAGTTGGTGATGTTGGCTACGATATGAAAGAAGCCAAAGGAGACAGCGTTGGAAGTGCTTATCCAGTGGTACCAGATCCACCGGTTGTTTTGGTAATCAAGCGTAAAGCAGTTCGTTTATATCCAGACGGCACACGTGTTGCTTTGTATTACAGCGACAAACTCAAAAGAGTGTTTAGTTTGCCATATGGTCCCACTGTTGATGCTGTTGTTCAGGCAGAAGAATACATAAAAGAACTTGTTGAATCTGAACAACTATTACTCAATGATGGCAACTCAATTATATTGAGTGAAGAAAACAAACAATTTTTGATTGACACTTATAGTCAATTAGACGAAGAAAATAAACAAGTATTCTGGCAACAATTGACAGAATCAATAACAACATTTGGTCAACTCAATGAATTTTGTAGAACTAATTCTTCAAAATAAATTAGACGAAGCAAAGAAACTAATCTTTGATCGTTTAGATGACATTGCTTCTATCAAAATGGAAGAAGCAAAACCATTCGTCGTCGATGAGATGTTTGAAGAGATTGAAGTTGACGAAGAAGTATTGGAAGAAGCGGCCAAGAAACGCAATCCAAACGTTGTAAAGATGGGCAGAGTGCAAAAGATTCGTCGCCGTATTCGTCGTAATAAAAAAGGTAGAATTATCGTACAGAAGAATGTACGCAAATCGGCAATAAAAGGTTATCGTTTGTCTGGCAATACAATCAAACGTATACCAGCAACAGAAAGATTACGTAAAGCACGTTTGTTAAAACGAGCATGGAAAACAACAAGAAGAGCAAAACTTAGACGCACATTGCTAAAAAGAAAGATGTCAATGCGCCGTCGCAAATCTATGGGACTAAAATAAAATGCCATTTGAAATTACCAACACACTAAGAGGTCTGTCAGTTATTCGTGCTGTTGATGCTGGCACATATACATTCACTCTCAATGATATGAGAGCAAATACAACTATTGAAAATGTTACTGGTGCCGACATCAAACGAATCATGTGGTCAACAAACGGTAGCATTACAATTACTCGGGGTGGTGTGCCTATTCTTGCACTGCATACTGGTGGTGTAATGGACTTTGCTGACTTCTCCCACTCAATAGCAAACAATAATACTCAAAGTATTGTTGCAACGATCAACACAGGTGGTTCTTTTATTATGGAAGTATCCAAAATAGCGACATATAATGTCGATCCATACACAGGAGTAACTATCTAATGAAACTCATCAAAGAACATATTGAAGAAGTTCGCTATCTTACCGAAAAAACAGAAGATGGTAAAAAACAAATGTACATCGAAGGAATCTTTCTTGTTGGCGATGCAGTCAATCGCAACAATCGTATGTACAAAATGGATACATTGCGTAATGAAGTTGCACGTTATAACAAAGAACTCATTGAGTCAAACCGTGCGCTTGGCGAACTAGGACATCCTGATACACCATCACTCAATCTTGAACGTGTGTCACATAAGATTGTTAGCCTCAAAGAAAACGGTAATACATTTATCGGTAAAGCACTCATTATGGAAACACCATATGGACAGATTGCTAAGAATCTGATTGATTCTGGTGTGAATCTAGGTGTTTCTTCACGTGCCCTTGGCTCAGTCGTAATGACAAAAGAAGGTTACAATTTGGTTCAAGATGATTTGCGTCTTGCCACAGCAGCAGACATTGTTGCTGACCCTTCAGCACCAGGTGCATTTGTTCAAGGCATCATGGAAAACAAAGAATGGATGTATGTTGAGGGTCGTTTTGTTGAGTCACATATTGACTACGCTAAAAAACAGATTCGTCAAGCATCTCGTAAAGATATTGAGTCCGTTGGACTTCAACTTTTCGAAAACTTCCTACGAAAACTCTAAATTTTATAAATAAGAAATCATAAGGAGATATCCAATGGCAACAAATAAACTAATGGAAGCCGCAGCAGAAATTCTTGCATCAAGCAAGTCTTCCGCTCCTGGTATGCCAATGCCTAAGTCACACTACGACACTCCAGGCAACTCTGGAACACCTGAAGATTTAGGTGGACCAACCCCACAAAACAACAAACCGACTGATGATTCTAACAAGTTGGCAAGCAAAGGTACTGCTAAGAGTGCAACAGCACCTACAGCAAAACCTTCAGCAGCATCAAGCGATGTTCAACTTGGCGACAAGAACATGAAAGCAGGTACAGGTACAGCAATGATGCCTGAAGATACTGATGTTGAAGAAGAAATTCTCGACGATAATTCAGCAGTTGAAGAAATCAAAGCACAGATCAAAGAAGATGTTGCTTCTCTGTTTGCAGATGATTCATCAATCTCTGATGACTTCAAATCAAGAGCAGCAACAATTTTTGAAGCACGTGTATTTGACCGTGTGACACAAATTCAAGAGCAACTGGAAACAGAATATGCTGGCCAACTTGCCGAAGCAGTTGACACAATCAAAGCAGAATTGACAGAAAAAGTAGATGACTACCTCAACTATGTTGTTGAGCAGTGGATGGATGAAAACGAGATTGCTATTGAAAGCGGTCTGCGTTCAGAAATTACTGAAGATTTCATTGCTGGTCTACGCAATCTGTTTGCTGAAAACTACATCAATGTTCCAGAAGATAAAGTTGACTTGGTAGAAGAACTTGCTTCCAAAGTCGAAGATCTGGAAAACAAACTAAACGAAGAAATTGAAACCAACGTTCAGTATAAGAAACAACTTACTGAAGCGGTTAAAGTACAACTTGTAAATGAAGTATGTGAAGGACTCACAGCAACTCAAGTAGAAAAAATCAAGTCACTTGCAGAGAGTGTTGAATTTTCCACAGAGGAAGAATTCAAAGATAAACTTGAAACAATCCGTGAGAACTACTTCCCATCAGGCATGAAAAAAGCCGATGTAGCACAACTTCACGAAACAGTTGATGACGAAGATAGCAACGAGAAGAAGGTCGTTTCAGATCCATACGTTGCATCAGTCATGCAAGCAATTTCGAAAACAAAAATTTAATAATAAACAAAGGAGATACAAAGATGTATTTGTCTGAACAACTACAAAGCAAATGGGATGGTGTTCTAAACCACCCAGACCTGCCAGCAATTGCTGATCCATATCGTAAAGCAGTTACGGCAGTTATCCTGGAAAACCAAGCCCAGGAAATGATCAAAGAATCTGGTATTCTGCAAGAGACAGGTTCACCAACTAACTTTGCTGGTACAGGCGGTTTTGGTGGTTCTGCTGCTGCTGCTGGTCCAGTTGCTGGTTTCGATCCAATTCTGATCAGCCTGGTTCGTCGTTCATTGCCTAATCTGATTGCGTATGACGTTTGCGGCGTTCAGCCAATGACAGGTCCTACAGGTCTGATTTTCGCAATGCGTACTAAGTATGGCGCACAGAATGGTACAGAAGCATTCTACAACGAAGCTAACACAGCATTTGCTGGTGCTAACGGTGCTATCGTTGCATCCTCAATGACAATCGCTGGTAACACAACAGACTATCTGTTTACAGGTAACGCTGCTCCTACTGGCGCTATGACAACAGGTTCGGCTGAAGCATTGGGTGACGGTGCAGCAGGTAACACATTCCAAGAAATGGCATTCTCAATTGAGAAAGTTACTGTAACTGCTCGTACACGTGCATTGAAAGCAGAATACTCAATGGAACTGGCACAAGACTTGAAAGCAGTTCATGGTCTTGACGCTGAAACAGAATTGGCTAACATTCTGTCCGCAGAAATTCTTGCTGAAATCAACCGTGAAGTTATCCGCACAATCTACAAAGTTGCTAAGCCAGGCTGCCAAGCGGGTACAACAACACGTGGTGCATTCAACCTTGACACAGACTCAAACGGTCGTTGGATGGTTGAAAAGATCAAAGGTCTTGCATTCCAGATTGAGCGTGAAGCTAATCAAATCGCTAAGACAACCCGTCGTGGTAAAGGTAACATCGTTATCTGTTCCTCAGACGTAGCATCCGCTTTGGCGATGTCTGGTATTCTTGACTATAACTCAGCACTTGCTGGTCAAGTATCACTGACAGTTGACGATACTGGTAATACATTTGCTGGTACAATCTTCGGTCGTATCAAAGTCTACATCGATCCATACTTCCCAACAGGCTCAACATCAGAGTTTGCGGTTGTAGGTTACAAGGGTACTAACGCATACGATGCTGGTATGTTCTACTGCCCATACGTTCCTCTGCAAATGGTTCGTGCAGTTGATACTGGTACATTCCAGCCAAAGATTGGCTTCAAGACTCGTTACGGTCTAGTTGCTAATCCATTTGCTGAAGGTACTGATCAGGGTCTGGGTCGTTTGGATTCACAAACAAACAACTACTACAGAGGATTTAGAATTGCCAACCTCATGTGAGTTATAAAACCACCGTTAAGAGTGGGTTTGAAGAGACACCTTCGGGTGTCTCTTTTTTTATCTTATAAATAAACGTATGACAGTTCTCACACGTAATCCATCTAATCCAAATTCGTTACAGCCGAACAAGTTCACTCTGAACATGGCTCGTACACCGAATTTGCAATACTTTTGTCAAACAGTTTCATTACCTGGTCTTTCAACATCAGAAATTCCAGTGACAAACCCATTTGTGGAACTCTACGCACCTGGTGAAAAAACAATTTATGACATATTGAATGTCACTTTTATTGTTGATGCCGAGATGTTGAGTTGGTTAGAAATACATGATTGGCTTCGTGCAATGACATTTCCAACAGAGTATGAAGAATACCAAAGTTTGGGCACACTAAACAAATTCAACTCCGCACAGCCAACGAAAACTCCACAATACACTGATGGTGCGGTAACTATTTTATCAGCATCAAATAAACCATATTACCGTTTCAACTTCAAAGATTTATTTCCAATTGCATTGTCTGGTTTTGTTATGAGTGCTACAGATACTCCAGACACTATTATCACCGCAGACGCTACTTTCAGATTTACCTATTATAACGTAGAAAAATTATTTTGAATGTGATAAACTCCTAATAGGAGGTATACTATGAGCAAACTTGATGATGTATTACAAATGTGGACTGCTGATTCTGTCATCGACAGGACTGAACCAGGTAAAGCACTGATTGACATTCCGAAACTTCACAGCAAGTATCTAAACATTCTTTCTTCACATCGGCTGTTGGCAAAAGAAGCCGAGTTCAATTACAATAAGTGGCGTAAACTCAAATGGGAATACTACACTGGTAAACTTGATGAAGATGATTTGAGCAAATATGGTTGGCAGCCATTTCCATACACACTCAAATCTGAGATCAATACATATCTAGAAGCAGACGAAGATATCAATAAGTATCTTGCCAAGAAATTATTACATGAAGAAATTGTGGAAGTCTGTCAAGCAATACTCAAAGAACTAAACAATCGAACATGGGAACTCCGTTCGTTCATTGACTGGGAAAAATTTATTCAAGGTGTATGATCTAACTTTATATAAGCAGAATGAGGTCTTTCTGCGATTTGCATGTGAAAAAAGTGTTGCTCAGGAGTTAGCAGACTATTTTACATTTCATGTTCCAGGCTATCAATTTATGCCGGCGTACAAGAATCGTCTTTGGGATGGTAAGATACGCTTGGCTGATCTGCGTTCATTTACTATCTATCACGGTCTTGTGCCTTACATTCAGAAGTTTTGTGAAGAGAGAAATTACAAACTAGCAATTGATACACCAATCAGTGTTACAGAGAGCTTTTCAGTAGCAGAAGCTAAAGAGTTTATTGATCATCTTCAACTTCCCAAAAACATTATACAAGAAGGTGCAAGAGAATATCAAGTCAAATCATTCATTTCTGCCGTTAGAAACAAGCGAATGTTGTTATTATCACCGACTGGATCTGGCAAGTCTTTGATTCAGTATATGATATTGAGATATCTGCAAAGTAAAAATTACAAGAAAGGTTTATTGATTGTTCCAACAACATCACTTGTAGAACAAATGTATTCCGACTTTGCTTCCTACGGTTATGATTCAGAGAAGTATTGTCATCGTCAGTATTCAGGCAAAGACAAACATACAGAAAAGTTTCTTACAATTACCACTTGGCAATCAATCTACAAGAATCCACCAGAATACTTTGAACAGTTTGACTTTGTTCTTGGCGACGAAGCACACCAGTTCAAAGCAAAGTCATTGACTACCATTATGACTGGTCTGAAGAATGCATCTTATCGTATCGGCTGTACAGGTACCATTGACGGTACACAAACACATAAGCTGGTGCTAGAAGGTTTGTTTGGGCCAATATACCAATCCACAACAACATCCGAACTTATCAAAAACAAACAATTGGCAGACTTTAGAATCAAGTGTTTGATATTGAAATATCCAGAAGAAGTTTGCAAACAGTCACGTTCGTGGGACTATCAAAATGAGATAGAATACATAGTGAGTAGTAAGTATCGGAATGAGTTCATAAGAAATCTTGTTGTATCACTAGAAGGCAACTCATTGGTGTTGTTCAATCTAGTTGAGAAACATGGTAAACAACTTCACAAACTCATCAAAGAAAAAGCTACCGGTAGACACGTTTTCTTTGTTTATGGCGGTACAGATGTTCAAGTTCGTGAGCAAGTTCGTGCCATAACAGAAAAGGAAAACAATGCGATTATTGTTGCATCTTACGGTACTTTTAGCACTGGTGTCAACATCAGAAATCTCCACAATGTCATATTTGCATCACCAAGTAAGTCCAGAGTACGTAACTTGCAGTCTATCGGTCGTGGGCTTAGATTGGGAGATAATAAAACTGAAGCAGTGTTATATGACATTGCCGATGATTTTCGTTTAGGTAAACATGTGAATTTTACATTGAAACATTTTACTGACCGTGTTAGAATATATGATGAGGAAAAATTCAAATACAAGTTTTACACTATAGAGGTCAAAAATGCATAACATAAAACTAATAAGAATGCAGACTGGTGAAGATATTGTGGCATCTATGTATGAAGAAGAAAACTCAGATATGATCCAGCTGGATGAACCAATGCGATTAGTATTCCGTCGTATGCCAACAGGTCAAACAATGATGATGATGATGCCCTGGTTACCAATTGAACTTATCAAGGTAAATAGCGCAAACGTTTATGCAACAGATATCATTACCGTCGTTGAACCGAAAGAAGAGATGATTCAATATTATGGTAGACTAGTTGCAAGACTCAGTGAAGATTTGAAAGAATCGGATGCGAATCTTCAAAGACTTCTTGATGATGAAGAACTAGATTATGAAGAAGATGATGGTGCTTTGTCAGAAGAACAATTTGACCAACTTCTCAAGAGCGTAAAGACAAGTAAACTACACTAAAGGAATTTTTTGTTATGTCAAAAGTGGTGACATTTGTAATACCGAGCAGTGCTGCTCAAGCATATCAGGCACTGGCGAATAAGTATTCTGCTATTGAACCTCCAACATGGGCATTGCTTCTTGCTAACGCCGTTCGTGTTGCAGGCCACGATCCTTGCATTTTAGATTTCGATGCTGAGCCAACAGACGTTGAAGAAGCAGCAGAAAGAATTGCTAAGACAAAAACTGATATAGCAGTCTTTGTTCTTTATGGACAAAATCCAAATTCAGGCACCACGATGATGATTGGTGCATCAAAGTTAGCAACACAACTCAAACAATCACATCCAAACATCAAGACTGTATTCGTTGGCTCACATGCATCTGCATTGCCATATGATGTAATTGGTTTACCTTATGTTGATTTTGTTTTCATCAATGAAGGTGTGTATGGTTTGTTAGATTTGCTACAAACAAACTATGTTGATGATTTAGAAAAAGTTCGTGGTTTGGTATACAAAAAACACGGCTTTGCTGCAACTGGTGCGCCTGGTCAAATTGTTCAAACGAAAGATATGGACAATGTAATGCCAGGCTACGCATGGGACTTGTTGCCAAAAGATAAAAAACTGTTAGACAAATATCGTGCCCACTACTGGCACAACTATTTCAAAGATGATGAGAATCGCACACCGTTTGCTGCTATCTCTACATCACTAGGTTGTTCATTTGGATGTAATTTCTGTATGATCAACATTGTGAATCGTACATCATATGAACAAGGCACAGTATCATCCGATTCACGTGGTATGCGTTTCTGGTCACCAGAACTAATGCTCAAAGAGTTTGAATATCTGTATGAGAATGGTGTTCGTACTGTTCGTCTAACAGATGAGATGTTCTTTCTGAATAAAAAATATTATATACCAATTCTAGAAGGCATCAAACAACGTGGTATGGATTTCAACTTCTGGGCATATGCACGTGTTGATTCTGTCCGCAAAGATCAACTTGAACTATTCAAAGAAGCAGGTGTGAATTGGTTGTGTCTTGGCATCGAAGCAGCAAACCAAAATGTACGCCTTGAAATTGAGAAGGGCAAGTTTGAAGATGTAGATATTCGTCGTGTTGTTGCTGATGTCAAGGCAGCAGACATCAACATTCTTGGTAATTACATGTTTGGTTTCCCCGAAGATACGATGGAGACAATGCAAGAGACACTTGATTTGTCACTTGAATTGAACACCGAACATGCAAACTTCTATGCTGCAATGGCATTGCCTGGTAGTCCATTGTACATGTACGCCAAGAATAACGGATGGGATTTGCCAGAAAGATTTGAAGAGTTTGCGTTCTTATCATATGACTGCAAACCTCTGCGTACAAAAACATTGACTGGTGCAGAAGTGTTGAAGTTCCGTGATGAAGCATGGCACAAATACTTTTCACATGAGCCATTCCTGAATCTTGTAGAAACAAAGTTTGGTGCAGATTCACGCCAAAATCTTGAAGAGATGTCGAAAATAAAACTGAAACGAAAAATACTTGGAGATTGATTATGGATTTGCAACGTAAAGCAAACTTATATCGCAAAGAATTATTTGAGAAATTTGTAGAAGTAAAACAAGGTCATCCTGGTTCTACATTCTCAATGTTAGAGATTGTCACTACACTTTATCATGCTGGTTATGTAGGTCTAGAAGATAAAGTTTTGATTAGTAAAGGTCATGCAACAGTTGCATTGTATCCTATTCTAAAAGACTTGCATATTCTACCAAAAGAAGATTGGGAGAATTGGGGTAAGAACAAAGATACATGTCTGCGTGTGTTTGGTAATGTATCAATTCCAGGTATTGATATGACATCTGGTTCTCTTGGCCATGGTGTTGGAGTCGGTGCTGGTATGGCACTTGCTGATCCAAACAAACATGTTTATGTGATTATCTCGGAGGGCGAACTATACGAAGGCTCAACATGGGAAGCATTGTTGTTTGTTGCACATCGTCAGATACCAAACATGACAATCTTTATTGATGTCAATAATCTGATTATTCTTGGTCAGACAGATGATTGTTTGAAACTCAATTCAATTCATCAAAAGTTATCTGGTTTTGAATTTGATATTTTTTCTATTGATGGACATGATACAAACGCTATCGAAGCAGCACTGGATGCTTCATCAACAAAACCAAAAATTATTATTGCAAACACAGTCAAGGGTAAAGGTTTCAGTTTGATGGAGAACAAACCAGAATGGCACTACATGCAACCAATTACACCAGAACAGATTGAACAATGCCGCAAGGAGATAAATGATGCTACAGCGTGATGCTTTTATTGAAGAGATAAACGAAAGACTGAAAACAGACAAAGACATTTACTTTTTGTCTGCTGATTTTGGTGCTGCTGCACTTGATGAACTTCGTGAGAAGTATCCAGAAAACTTTATTCACTGCGGCATCTCTGAACAAGCAATGATTGACATTGCCACGGGTCTTGCACTTGAAGGAAAGAAAGTATTCTGTTATGCAATGGCACCATTTATCTCTCTTCGTGCGATTGAGCAAATCAAATGCGGTCCTAGTATGATGGATTTACCAATCTGTATTATGTCTGTCGGTATTGGCATTGGTTATGCTGATGCTGGTCCCACTCATTACATCACAGAAGATTTTGCGTGTCTGCGTTCAATTATGAACGTGAACATTTACACTACAGCCGATTCGGAAACATCAAGACGATTGGCAAAAAAACTTTTAGATAAGCCAGAGTTTTGTTATGTAAGACTTGATAGACATGAACAACCAGAACTTGATGTGACCAACTTCAAAACTGATTTGCAGTATCGTGCAATGGGTGATATAGTAAATCAAGACAAAGTTGTTGTAATTGGTTCTGGTAAAATGGCTCACATTGTCAAGCAAGCATATGATGAACAGCCAAATAGAATTTTCGGTGTTGATCTAATTCAGTCAAAGCCATTTCCTAAAACTTTGCTGAATGCAATCGATGTGAGTGCGGGTGTTATTGTTATCGATGAGCAAACACCATCAGGCTCTCTTGGTGCGGCAGTCATGGAAGCAATGTCAGATAGTGACATACTCAAGAAAGTAAAACAAATTACTATTCCTGAAATGTATGTCTTTGAAAATGGTGGAAGAGAATACCTATTGAATAAATTAGGTTTGAACAAAGACAATATTCTGAAAACTCTGAATGATAATTTCTAAGACACCATATCGTCTGTCATTGTTTGGAGGTGGCACAGATTACCCTGATTGGTTCAACAGCCATTCAACTAAAGTAATCACTGCTGCCATGGCACATTATTGCTATATAAGTTTGAAGAAGTTGCCGCCGTATTTTGAACACGCTAACCGGATTATCTATTCAAAGATAGAAAGCGTCAATGATATCTCAGAAATAGACCATCCATCTGTAAGGGAGTGTCTGAAGTATTATGATATATCTAACGGAATTTCTATTAGTCATGATGGTGATTTACCTGCTCGTTCGGGCATTGGATCATCTTCTGCATTTACTGTTGGACTGATACATGCTATTGCACGATATCAGCGACGAACATATTCGCCTTATGAATTGGCAATCGATGCGATAAACATTGAACAGAATTACATAGGCGAATCTGTTGGCGTTCAAGATCAAATCTCTGCTGCACATGGTGGAGTAAATGTGATTGAACTTTCTGGTGGCAATATCAAAGTCTCACCACTAAAAGTGTCTACAAGTTATTTGGATGTTTTAGAAAGTCATATTATGTTAGGCTTTTCTGGTATAGATCGATTAGCAGATGTTCATGCTAAACAACAAGTCGATAATATCAAAACGGGCAAGTCAAAGGAATATCTAAAGACAATATCTAAAATTTCCGATGATGCTTTGGCATTGTTTATGCAGGAAGCACCAATGAAAGATATTGGAGCTTTACTTGATATGCAATGGAATTACAAAAGAAAATTGACGGATGATGTTACAACAAGGTATATAGATAACATATATGATAAAGCAGTGAGTGCTGGTGCTTATGGCGGTAAACTTATGGGTGCAGGTGGTGGTGGTTTCTTTATGTTTCTTGCATCTCCAGAAAAACATGATATAATAAGACAAGCAATACCCGAAATCAATATATGGGTGCCGTTCAAATTTGATTACACTGGTAGTAAAATAATTATGGAGTGATGATGAAGTATCCGCTAATGTCTGACAATATTACTAGAGAAGATTTAGATTTGGTAATAGAACATCTCAAAAAAGATAATCCAAAACTTACAAATGGACCAGAGTGTCGTGCTTTTGAAGAAGCATGGTCTAAATGGTTGGGCGTAAAGTATTCAGTCTTTGTCAACTCTGGTGCTTCGGCAAATCTATTGTCAATGACAATGTTGAAGATCAAACATCCAGAAGGTGGTGAAGTGATTGTACCACCATTTACATGGGTATCTGATATCGCATCAATCATTCAATGTGGATTTACGCCAGTGTTTGTTGACATCGACTTAGACACTCTTGGTATGAATGAAGGTGGCATACTGAATGCTATCACAGATAAAACACGTGCTGTGTTTATTACCTATGCACAAGGCTTTGATTGTTTATCTGACAGAGTGTTGGAAGTTCTTCGTCATCGTAACATTCCTTTGATTGAAGATGTTTGCGAATCACATGGCGCTATGCATAATGGTAGATTGTTAGGTAGTTATGGTTGGATGTCAAACTTCTCATTCTACTTTGCTCATCATATGTCTACAATTGAAGGTGGTATGGTTTGTACAAACGATGAAGAAGTTTATCACACAGTTCGTATGCTTCGTTCACATGGTATGATTCGTGAGTGTGGTTCAGAAAAGATGTCTGATGATTATAAAAAGAAATATCCAACACTGAATCCAGATTTCATCTTTGCATATCCAGCATACAATATGCGTAACAATGAAATTGGTGGCATTCTTGGTCAGAATCAGTTGAAGTATCTGGATAAAAATGTTGATCTAAGAAATAAAAATCTATTTCACTTTTTATCTAAACTAGATCAAAAGAAATACAAAGTAGATTTCAAACTTGTTGGTTGTAGCAACTATGCGTTCAACATTGTTTTACAGCCTGAATATTGCACAGAATATTTTGTAAATCGTTTGATGAATAAAATGCGTGATGAAGAGGTTGAGTTCAGAAGAGGCTCTGCTGGTGGTGGTAATCAATTACGTCAACCATATTTGGAAAATATTGTACCAAAAGATCACTATCGTAACTTTCCAAACACGGATCATATGCACTTTTATAGTTTCTATATTGGAAATTATCCAACACTTAAAGAATCACAAATTGACGAAATCGTAAACATTTTGAATAGGGTATAATATGGATCGGCAAAAAGTATTAGTAACTGGTGGTGCTGGTTACATTGGTTGTATTCTAGTAGAGTATCTACTTCAGATGAACTTTCAAGTTACGGTATTAGATAACTTTATGTTTCGTCAGTCAGGTCTGAATCATCTTTGCGATAATAAAAATCTAACAATTGTAAATGGAGATATTCGTAATCCAGCGCATGTTACACCTCTCCTCAAACAAGCAGACATTATCATTCCTCTTGCTGCTTTGGTTGGTGCGCCACTCTGTAATAAAGATGTTGTTGGTGCAGATACAACAAATAAAGATGCTGTATTCTGGATGCTCAATGCTACATCAAAAGAACAGCGTATCATCATGCCTACTACCAATTCAGCTTATGGCACAGGTGATGAAAACAATTTCTGCACTGAAGATTCACCACTGCGCCCTATTTCAAAGTATGCTGTGGATAAAGTTGCTGTTGAAAAAGTATTGATGGAACGTGAGAACTCAATTAGTTATCGTCTTGCTACAGTGTTTGGCATGTCACCACGTATGCGTACTGATTTGCTAGTAAATGATTTGACTTATCGTGCTGTCAATGATGGCTATGTTGTTATCTTTGAAGGACACTTCAAACGCAACTACATTCATGTTCGTGATGTATGTGAAGCATTTCTACATGCAATTTATCAGTTTGATGAAATGAAAGGACAAATTTACAATGTTGGTCTTTCATCTGCAAATGTCTCCAAGTTAGAATTGTGTGAAATCATCAAGAGACAACTGCCAAACTTTACGATTGTAGAAGGCGACATCAAGAAAGATCCAGATCAGCGTAACTACATTGTGTCAAACGAAAAGTTAGAAGCAACTGGTTGGGTGCCATATCACACATTAGATGATGGTGTTGAAGAACTTATCAAGGGTTATACATATCTCAAAAATAATATTTACGGTAATGTATAATGGCAACTAAACACTACGTAAACAACGCCGACTTTTTGACAGCACTTATCAAGTATCGTGATGATTGTAAAGCAGCAAAAGAAAATAACACATCAGAGCCAAAGATACCAGATTACATTGGTGAATGTTTTTTGAAGATTGCGGAACATCTATCACGCAAGCCTAACTTCATTTCATATACTTACCGTGATGAGATGATATCTGATGGTGTAGAAAACTGTATTCAATACTTCCGTAACTTTGATCCAGACAAATCTAAGAATCCATTTGCTTACTTTACACAGATAATTTACTATGCATTTCTACGTAGAATTATGCGGGAAAAGAAGCAACTGTATGTGAAGTACAAAGCAACACAACAATTTGGATTACTAGATGAAGGTGAAATGTATGAAGATATTGATGGTAACATGAGACAGTTCGAACTGTACGATAATATCTCCGAGTTTATCCACAACTTCGAGGAAAATAAGAAGAAAAAGAAGGCAAAGAAGTCAGAAGGTCTTGAACAATTCTTAGAGGATGATGTAGAATAACACTATGCTGACACTACCTGATAACATGATTGGAAAACCTGTTGGTTTTACCTGCTCAACTTTCGACTTACTCCATGCTGGTCACATTTTGATGCTTGCCGAATGTAAACAAATTTGCGACTACTTGATCGTTGGTTTACAAACTGATCCAACAATTGATAGACCAGACACCAAAAACAAACCAGTTCAATCTGTAGTTGAGAGATATGTACAACTCTCCGCTGTCAAATTTGTCGATGAGATTGTAGTCTATGAAACAGAAAAAGATTTGGAAGATTTGTTGATGTTTCTTCCTATCACTATTCGTATCTGTGGTGAAGAATATAAAGACAAACATTTGACTGGTTTAGACATCTGTGACAACAGAGGAATAAAAACTTATTACAATTCCAGAAGTCACAAATTTAGTTCGACTGAACTCAGAACTAGAGTCGCTCAAAAACACATCGAAAAATGAAAATCTGTATACTTGGTGATACGCATTTTGGTATGCGTGGTGATTCTTTGGAATTTCATAAATACATAGAGAAGTTCTACGAGAACATCTTTTTCCCTTACCTAAAAGAAAATGGTATATCAACCATTATACAACTTGGCGATTTATTCGACCGCCGTAAGTTTATCAACTTCAATTCACTCTATTTGTGTCGCAAGTATTTCTTTGATAAACTTAGAGAAAACAATCTCACGCTTCATACACTATTGGGTAACCATGATGTATCATTCAAAAACACCCTTCAGGTTAACTCCTCAGAGTTACTTCTAAAAGAGTATGATAACATTACTGTACATAATTCTTTCAGTACAGTTAGTTTTGATGGGATCGATATTGACATTATACCTTGGATATGTGACGATAACCAAGATGAAATCTTTGCTCAAATAAAATCTACCAAATCTCAGATATGTGTTGGCCATTTTGAGATTGCCGGTTTCGAAATGGATCGTGGCAATATTTCCCACGAGGGTATTGACAAAAAAGAATTGTCCAAGTATGATGTAGTATTGTCTGGCCATTTTCATCATAAGAGTGATGATGGACATATCTTCTATGTCGGTTCACCAAATGAAATGACATGGGCAGATTACAAAGATCCCAGGGGTTTTCATATTTTTGATACACATACCCGTGAGATGGTGTTTATTGAAAACACCTATCATATGTTTTATAAACTCAATTATGATGATGAGTTTGAACACTTTGCTGAACAGTATAGAACATTCGACTATTCAATGTACGAAGGTTGTTATGTGAAAGTTGTAGTGAAGAACAAACTGAATCCTTTTTTGTTTGATGTTGTGATAGATAATTTGTATAAAGCAGGAGTGGCAGATATTTCTGTGATCGAAGATTTGACTGAACTTGACACAGAAAATGATGATGTGATTGATCAAGCAGAAGATACAATGACAATTCTTTCAAAGTATATTGACAATCTTTCCTTGAATGTTGAAAGTGAGAAGTTGAAAGGATTGATGCGTGAATTATATGTTGAGGCACTGAATACTGAACCTGAATGATTTACTTCAAAAAACTAAGATGGAAGAATCTTCTTTCAACTGGTAACCATTTCTCTGAGATACAACTAAACAGCACTTCAAATACTTTGATTGTAGGCACAAATGGTGCAGGCAAATCAACGATGCTTGATGCTTTATGTTTCTCTTTGTTTGGTAAACCATTTCGTAACATCAACAAACCCAATCTTCTAAATAGTATAAACGGTAGAGATTGTGTTGTTGAAGTAGAATTCTCTATTGGTAACCGTGAGTACAAGATTGTTCGTGGCATCAAGCCCAACATCTTTCAGATATATCAAGATTCGGTTTTGCTGAATCAAGATGCGGCTGCTAGAGACTATCAAGACTACTTAGAGAAGTTTATTCTCAAACTAAACTATAAGTCTTTTACGCAGATCGTCATTCTTGGTTCAGCATCCTTTACACCGTTCATGCAGTTGTCTGCTGCTGATCGCCGTGCCATCATTGAAGATTTGTTAGACATTCAAATCTTCTCAGTAATGAACAGTCTGGTAAAAAGCAAACTGTCATTGAACAAAGATTCAATGGTTCAAAAGAAGAATGAGATTGAACTGCTCAAGCAAAGATATGATCTAAAGAAAGAACATCTAGACAAACTCAATCAGAATAATGAAGAGAAGGTAAAAGAGTATGATGGTGAGATACAGAGTAATAGAGAAACCATTAGCACCTTATCTGATGAGGTTAACATACTGGTCGAACGACTGTCCAGTTTGGATGACACTGTTGCAAAAGCGCCTGAGATTGAGAACAAGATTGCTTCGTACAAGAAAGTTGAGTCTCAGATTGAAGGCAAGATATCCAAAGTTCGAAACGATACACAGTTCTATGAACACAATGCTGATTGTCCAACTTGTAGGCAAGCCATTACCGTGGAGTTTAAAGAAACACTATGCACTGAACTCTCATCGAAAGAGCATGAACTCAATGAGGCACTTAAAGAATTACAAGTAAAATTATCTGCACATGAATCTCTACTGAATGTTATTCGTAATGATGTAAAAGAACAATCAAACGTTCGTATTGAATTAGCCACAACAAAAACATTGATAAAAGGCTACAACGAAAACATTGTTCGTCTTGAAAAAGAAATCAAAAATCTACAAACAAATAATGACATTGTTGATCAAACCGAACTTGTGACACTTCAGACACAAATCAAAGACGCACAGAAAGAACTCAAGCAACTAATTGATGATAAGGCATATTATGATGCTGCTTCATCACTACTCAAAGACACTGGCATCAAAACAAATATTGTCAAACAGTATTTGCCTGTGATCAACAAATTGGTAAACAAGTATTTGACAAGTCTGGATTTCTTTGTCAACTTCAATCTTGATGAATCATTCAAAGAGTCTATCAAGTCCAGACATCGTGATGATTTTAGTTACCATAATTTCTCTGAGGGTGAGAAGCAGAGAATTGATATGGCACTGATGCTCACATGGAGAGCAGTTGCAAAACTGAAGAACTCTATCAATACCAATTTGTTGATACTTGATGAAGTGTTTGATTCAAGCCTAGATAATAATGGAACAGAAGAGTTGATGAAGATTCTGCATTCACTTGAAGAAGTAAATCTGTTTGTGATCAGTCACAAAGGTGATATTCTACAAGATAAATTTGCAAACACAATTCGATTTGAGAAAGTAAAGAACTTTTCGAGGATGATAAAATGAGTGAAATTCTAACAATTGATACTACTGCTGGTTTACAGACATCAGAAAGAATTGAACCTCTTCGTGTTTACGGAGAAGAATTCTCTATGCTCGGTCAAAGAATACCAGAATATACTGGTGGATATCCAGCACCCGCAATGGTCACATTAGCAAAACGATTGAAGATGACAATGAAGTTGTACGCTGGTCTTGGTCTTTCTGCGAATCAATGTGGCGTTGCTGAGAGGATGTTTGTAATTGGTACAGAAGAGTTTCAACTAGTCTGTATCAATCCAAAAGTAATTGATCAAGGCCCAGTGGTAAAAGACAAAGAAGGATGCTTATCTTATCCAGCATTGTTTTTGAATGTTGATCGACCATCATGGATTGAAGTAGAATTTACTGATGAAAATGGTAACGTAAATCAGGTAAAGTTACACGGATTATCTGCACGTTGTTTCCTACATGAGCTTGATCATTTGAACGGAATCAGATATACTGATCATGTGAAGCCTCTTGCTTTGAAAATGGCAAGACAGAAAGCAACAAAATTGGTAAAGAAAATAATTAGAGGAAAGAAAAATGAAAACTTCTGATGCTAAAGAATCTACCACATATGAAAACTGTATGGAGTTGTTGACTGACGAATATCAACCACCAACTCTCAATCGTTTTTTTGGTGAATCTGATGATGAAGATGATGGCGTAGATACTCAAAATGCTGAGTGGCAAAAACATTGGGTAGGTATGCCGGCGTTTGAGCAAAATGAAAAGAAAACATACAAGACCTTATATCTTCATTTTCGAAACAAAGAAGATTATGAAGCATTTGCCAAATTAGTTGATCAGAATCTTACAGAGAAAACAAAGTCTATCTGGTATCCAAAACTAGAAAGGGATGAGAATTCTTTGAAGAGATGGATTGAAGAGTGAGTCAGATAGATTTTCTCAAAGAAAAACCACAAGTCTTGTTTGAATATTTCTTACGAGACTACGGCAAACTATTTCCAGTAGATGCTGAAGAATGTAAAGCAATCAGAAAGACTGATAAAGTTTTTTTGGAATTATCAAATAAGTGGTATGATGATCTAGAGAACAAAGACACCAGAAACATTTATGATGTGTACAATCATGACTATTACTTCATTGATGTGTTCAATTGTTTTGTTTCATACAGCAGAGATTACATCAAACGAATTATCAAATCACCTCACTTCCAAGAACTCAAAGAATCCAAAGTTATTGTTGACATTGGTTGTGGTATAAGTTATAGTACGTGTTTACTGAAGCAAATATTTCCTGAAGCAAAAGTTTATGCTATAAATCTAAGAGGCACAAAGCAGTGGGATTATTGTGAAATAATGGCAAAAAGAATGAACTTCAATTTAGTGGGTTCTATCACTGAGATTGGAGAGCCAGTTGATATGCTATTTGCTTCAGAATACTTTGAACACATTTATAATCCAATTGAACATGTCGATGATATCATTAGCAACTTGAATCCGAAGCACATGATTATTGCCAACTCATTCAACACTTGGGGAATGGGTCACTTTACAAATTATGATGTTGCTGGTATGATTGTGAATCAAGATAAGATTGGTAAGATGTTCAATCAACATCTGAAAAAAAGACAGTATGAAAACATCAAATGTGGAATATGGAATAACAAACCTTTGATATGGAAAAGAAATGACAAATCCAACGAATCCAGTTTATATCGTTTCTAAGGGTCGTTCAGACACAATGATTACATCAAAATCATTGTCGAGAATGAGAGTGCCACACTACATTGTGGTTGAGCCACAAGATGAAGAAGCATATGATAAAGCACTAGACAAGTTCAACATTCGTGACTATGTAACACTGATTGTTGCACCATTCAGTAATCACGGTGATGGTCCTGGTCGTGCTAGAAACTTTGCATGGGATCATTCTATCTCAATCGGTGCCGACAAGCATTGGGTACTTGACGATAACATCTCTGACTTCTATAGACTTCATCAGAACTATCGTATTCGTGTAGAGTCTGGTGTTATCTTCAAAGCCGCAGAAGATTTCGTTGATCGATTTGAGAATGTTCCAATCTCTGGCTTTCAGTATCGATTCTTTATTGCACCAAATCAAAGTTATCCACCTTATGTAAAGAACACACGAATCTATTCCACATTATTGATAGATAATAATTGTAAACATCGTTGGCGTGGTCGTTACAATGAAGATACTGATATTTGTCTGCGTGTTTTGAAAGATGGTGATTGCACGATTCAGTTCAATGCATTCTTGCAAGGTAAAGCAGCAACACAAACTGTCAAGGGTGGTAACACTGAAGAGTTTTACCACAAAGAAGGTCTAGAAAAGAATATCTGGATTGATGGTGTGAATGCTGAAGGTACAAGAAACAAATCTGAGATGCTGGTAAGAATGCACCCTGATGTAGCACGAATGGTCTGGCGATATAAACGCTGGCACCACTATGTGGACTATTCACCATTCAAGAAGAATGAACTTCGTTACAAAAAAGACATCATGTTGCCAAAAAGTAACGATGAATATGGTATGAAATTGGTAACAAATTTCAAGACTTGACAAACATACATAACCCTGATACTATTATATTTCGATAGTACAGAGGTTATCAAATGAACAACATTCAGTCTCAAAAATCTGGGCTTGCCAAATTGATGGCAACCGAGAACCTTACTGTTCAACACGCCAAAACACCAACGGCATGGTTCGATCCTAAACGCCGTGTTCTAACGGTTCCTATCTGGGACAAAACTTCACCCGAACTTTATGACTTACTTGTTGGTCATGAAGTCGGTCACGCCCTTGACACACCTGCCGATGGTTGGCACGGTGCTGTTCACGACCGTGGCGCAAACTTCAAAGGCTTTCTCAATGTAGTTGAAGATGCACGTATCGAGAAACGTCAAAAACGCCGCTACCCTGGTCTGCGCCGTTCGTTTGTTGTCGGCTTCAATGAATTGATGGAACGTGATTTCTTTGGCATCAAAGACCGCAGCATCAATAATATGTCATTCATTGACCGACTCAATATCTTTTCAAAGTCTGGTTACACTTTACCAATTGCTTTCAACGAAAAAGAAACTGAGTTTGTTGAGCGGGTAAAAGAACTTGAAACTTGGGAAGATGTTCTCAAACTGACTAATGAAATTTGGGATTACTCCAAAGAACAATTAGCAGAATTGAATTTGCCGCAAGACTATCAGTTTGGCGATGGTGACGGTGATGAAGATTATGAACTCAGTGAGGGTGATGATGATGCTGAATCTGAAGATGGTCAAGAATCAGATTCAAAGAAACTAAAACAAAAATCATCCGATAAAGAATCTGATAATGAAGGCGAACTCAAGTCTGCTGGCAAAGAAGAAGATGGTGAAGAAGGTGATGAAGAATACAATGCTAAAGAATTGAATCGCCAAAAAGAATCTGGTTCCGTACGTGGTGATGACTTTGAGCCGTTCTGTGAAACCGATGATAACTTTCGCCGCAATGAAGCATCATTGATTGACAAATCGGCACGTGATTATGTGTATGTGAAATTGCCTACACCGAATCTGAAAAACATTGTCACTCCAGCAAAACGTGTGCAGGAAATTCTAACTGAAGAATTTAGTTCACAGGGTGTCAATTATCAAACTGCAACTAATGAATTGTATGCTGCATTCCGTAAAAAGAATGAACGATACATTTCACTCTTGGCAAAAGAATTTGAGATGCGTAAAGCAGCATCTAAATTTTCTAAGGCTAAAACCGCAGAGACTGGTGACATTGATATCAGTAAAATTTTCAAGTATCAAATTGACGATAATATCTTCAAGAAAATGATGCGGGTACCGAAAGGCAAATCACACGGTCTGGTTCTGTTGCTTGATAAGTCTGGTTCAATGTCAGATAATCTTGCTGGTTCATATGAACAGATATTGATTCTTGCCATGTTCTGCCGTAAAGTAAACATTCCATTTACAGCATATGGTTTTGGTAATGCTGATGGTGTACGTGAAAAAGATTTTCCACGAACATCATATGATGAATCATTCAGCAAAAATGTTGGTGAAGTATCGTTTGGTAATGTTTACCTACGTGAGATGATAAACTCTAAGATGGGTAATGCCGAGTTCACAAAAGCAATCAAGAATATTCTTTGCTTGATTGATGCTTGGTCTGGCAGAAGTCGGTATGGTTACTATGGCAAAAGCAAGTTTGGCTTTTACATGCCACAGTCTGAGGGTCTGTCTAATACACCATTGTCAGAATCTTTGGTTGCTACTAAAAAACTGATTGATGAGTTTCGCAAACAAAACAATCTTGACATTGTGAATCTTTGCGTAGTTCATGATGGTGATGCCGATCAATGTTCTCGTTATGTAACATCGGAAGATAAGATGGGCATTTTTTCTAATCGATACATGAATGTTATTCTTGTTGATGAGAAAAGTAAAATACAAGTTTCTCTTTCATCTGAGAATGATGATGCCCTTCGTGTTGCTGTTTCTGAATGGTTGGTGAAAACAACTGGTGTAAAGATTATTGGTTTCTATCTTGCACCCTCAACAAATACAAAATCGGCACTACGCCGCCGTTTGTATAATCCAGAAATGGCAGAAGCATTGAAACTGAAACTAAATCAAAGTCAGTATTGGGCTGTTGGTGAAGTATTGAATAAGTATGTTAAGATTCTACGCAAGGAAAAGTTTCTTGAATCAAAAAATCCTGGCTATGAATCATTCTTCATTCTGCCTGGTGATTCACTGACTGTTGAAGATGATGAGTTTGAAACAGAAGCCAAAACAACGGCAGCATTGACTAAAGCATTTGGTAAGTACAACAAATCCCGCCAAGTCAATCGTGTTCTGGTTAGCAAGTTCATCGGTATGATAGCAGTTTGATAACAATCCACCGCTTGACAAAGTGGTGGATTCTCTTTATAATGTAGTTTCTACTGTGATGAGGAGTTTATATTATGGCAAGTCGTGCCGCTAAACGTCAGTTGTTTATTGATGCTCTTATTGCAACTGGCAAATCTGAAGTTACAAAAGTTGATGTTGTAACAATTGCTGAAAAGCTAAGTATTCCTATCCCACAATGGTTCGTCAATGATGAATCAAACAAAGTCAAGCGTGGTGTGTATCGTGTTCCTGCTGCATCCAGAGCGGCACCGGCAGCGGCTGCTGCTATCAACATGGCTGCACAAGTGATTCCACTGGCTCAGCCTACCAATCAATCTGGCAATCGTATTGCCAATGTGACAACTGATCTTGAGACTGAGAATCTGATTCCTTCTCAATATGCTAACTATGTACCTTTTGGCAACTTTGAAGATGTGTTGTCAATTGTACAATCAAATATGTTCTTCCCTGTTTTCGTTACGGGTCATTCTGGTAACGGTAAAACAATGTCGATTGAACAAGCCTGTGCTAAAGCCAAACGTAAGTTTGTTTGCGTATCAATGACACCAGATACCGATGAATCTGATTTGCTTGGTAACTATGTTTTGATCAACGGTCAGATGGAATGGCGTGACGGTCCTGTGACTGTTGCAGCCCGTCAGGGTGCTGTACTCTGTATTGATGAGATTGATTACGGCGCACAAAACTTGTCGTGCTTACAGCGGGTACTTGAGGGTAAGCCATTCTTGCTAAAGAAAAAGAATGAGCTGGTTTCACCAGCGCCTGGCTTTACTGTGTTTGCTACTGCTAACACTAAGGGTAAGGGTTCCGAAGATGGTCGCTATATGTTTACCAACGTGTTGAATGAGGCGTTTCTTGAACGTTTTCCTAACACAATGGAACAAGAATGGCCACCAACGAAAGTTGAAAACAAAATCATCCAAAAAGAATTGTCCTCTGTTGGTAAGAATGATGATGACTTTGCCAAAAAACTTGTCACTTGGGCTACTGTAATTCGTAATACGTTTGCTGATGGTGGCTGTGATGAAGTTATCTCAACACGCCGTCTGGTTCACATTGTCAAAACGTATGGTATCTTCGGTGACAAAACAAAAGCAATTAAATACTGCTTGAATCGTTTTGATGCTGATACTGCTGCAACATTCCTTGACTTGTATACCAAAGTTGATGGTGGTGCTGATGAGACTACCATTGCTAAAGATTCCGAATCTGCTGCAAGCACGGTAGATAAAGAAGAAATTCCTTTCTAATCGTATCTTTTACCAGGGAGAGTGTTGACACACTCTCTCTTTTTTTATATACTAACAAGATGTAGAGAACAGTCGCCTCTACTTTTTTATTTTTCGTGCGACTAATTTTTATGGAGTAAATTGAATGTCTGCTAAAGAGAAAATTCTAAAGTTCCTTTCTAAGGATGGTCCTTACAACACTTTGACAGCCGCACAAGCACGTGCCCGTTTTGGTATTGTAAACGTTGGTGCCCGCATTGAAGAACTTCGTGCCGAAGGTCACTGCATTTATACTAACAAGAAAACTCTTGAAGATGGTCGCCGTATCACTTACTACAAACTTGGTAAGCCAACCAAGAAAATGATCGCCGCAGCACACGCTATTCTTGGCGCAGAAGCATTTGCCTAAAAAAGGCTAAAACGAGCGGAGTAGGAGCATATATATTTGTATGTGTTCCTACTCTTTTTTTATGGATAAATTATGAAAATAGAAGTCAATATTGAAGAACTAAGAAAAAACAAACTTTTCGTAGCAACGCCAATGTATGGCGGTATGAATCATGGCTTGTATATGAAATCTTGCCTTGATCTTCAAACTGTTATGATTCGTTATGGTATTGAAACAAAGTTTTCATTTCTCTTCAACGAATCCCTCATCACACGTGCAAGAAATTATTTGGTAGATGAATTTCTACGTACAGATTTTACACACATGATGTTTATCGATTCAGATATTCATTTCGATCCGAATGATGTTGTTGCTCTCCTTGCACTCGACAAAGATGTTATCGGTGGTCCTTATCCTAAGAAGTCTATCAATTGGGGTAATATTGCTGAAACTGCACGTAAACATCCAGACTTGAATCCAAAAGAACTTGAAAATCTTGTTGGTGAATATGTATTCAATGTAGTCAAGGGTACGCAACAATTTCAAGTATCTGATCCTCTAGAAGTTATGGAGATTGGCACAGGTCATATGATGATCAAGCGTGGTGTTTTTGATAAACTCAAAGAAGCATATCCATTCATTCGTTACAAACCTGATCATGTTGGACAAGCACACTTCGATGGTTCACGTTACATTCATGCGTATTTCGATACGGTGATTGATACTGTTGATTCATGCGTTGGTGGTGGTTCTGATCGTTATCTATCAGAAGATTATATGTTCTGTCAAATGTGGCGTAAGATTGGTGGACAAGTTTGGTTGTGTCCATGGATGAGAACTCAACACATTGGTACATATGCATTTACTGGCAACATGCCCGCTGTTGCACAGTATACTGGTAGACTTTGATAGAGTACAAGTATAGTGAAGATCGTATTCTTGCCGAACTAAAGCAGTACATCGACAAGACATACGGTCAACACTACTCACTCAATAAATTCCAAACATCAGAATTCATCATAGACTGTGGGCACGGTGAAGGATTCTTTATTGGAAATATTATGAAGTATGCACAGCGTTATGGTAAAAAGAATGGCTATAACAGGGATGACTTGCTAAAAGTCGTTCACTACGCTATAATGGCTTTACATAACCACGATTTGACGAGGAAATAAATTATGAAACTTTCTACAGATACACTCTCCGTTTTGAAGAACTTTGCTTCAATCAATCAAGGTATCATGTTCAAGAAAGGCAAAACACTGCGTACCGTGTCTGCTCAAAAGAATGTGATGGCTGAAGCCACTGTCAGTGATGAATTTCCAACTGATTTTGGTGTTTATGATCTGAACAATTTTCTTTCTGTTCTATCTCTACACAAAGATGATCCAAGTCTTGACTTCCAAGACAACAATGTGGTCATCTCTGGTCTACAGGGTCGTAGCAAAATCAAGTATCGTTTCTGTGCGCCACATATGATTGTTGCTGCACCAGATAAGCCTATTGCAATGCCTGAGCCAGAAATTTCTTTGACACTCACACAAGAAGATTTTGATTGGATTATGAAAGCATCAGCAGTGCTTTCTTCACCATGCATCTCTGTCGAATCTGATGGTGAGAAACTTTCTATCACTACATTTGACCCAACAAATGATGCAGCACACACAGACTCACTTGAAATTACAACCAGCAAAAAGAAGTTCAAAATGATTTTCAAAGTCGAAAATCTAAAGATGATTTCTGGTTCTTATGATGTTAAGATTTCGTCAAAGGGCATTTCTAACTTCAAGCATAAAACACTGAATCTTCAGTATTGGATTGCAACTGAAGCTGGTTCGAAATACGAATCTGTTTGATACATTTTTTATATTATGATTTTTGTGAGGAAATTAAATGGATCACCTGTTGTGGGTAGAACGCTATCGTCCTCAAACGGTAGAAGAATGCATACTGCCAGAACGATTGAAAACAACTTTTCAAGAGTATGTGAATCAGAAGGAGATGCCAAACCTCCTTCTGACTGGTGGAGCGGGCGTGGGCAAGACAACAATCGCCAAAGCGATGTGCAACGAGATCGGTTGCGACTACATGATTCTCAATGGTTCTGACGAGAATGGTGTTGATACAATTCGTGTAAAGATAAAGAACTATGCATCATCAATGTCATTTACTGGCGGCCGTAAGGTCGTTATTCTTGATGAAGCAGATTATCTAACACCAAATGCACAAGCAATTCTAAGAAATGCCATTGAAGAGTTTGCTGTAAACTGTTCATTCATTTTTACATGTAACTTCAAAAGCAGAATCATTGAACCACTTCACAGTCGTTGTGCTGTGATTGATTTTCGTTTGGTCAATGGTGAAAAAGCAAAGATGGCTTCTGCGTTTTTCAAACGCATTACACACATACTAGACACAGAGAAAGTTGAATATGATGAGAAAGTAATTGCTGAACTCATTAAAAAACACTTTCCAGATTTTCGTCGTGCTATCAATGAACTACAACGCTACTCTCAACTCGGCAAGATTGATGTAGGCATCCTCTCTCAGATTGGTGACATTTCTATTTCACAGATTGTCAAACATCTGAAAGAAAAAGACTTTACGTCCGTCCGCAAATGGGCAGCGACAACTGACATTGATAACACGACATTCTTTCGTAAACTCTATGATGCTTTGTATGACATTGCAAAGCCTCAGAGTATTCCACAAGCAGTGATTATCATTGCTGACTATCAATACAAACAAGCATTTGTTGCCGATCAAGAAATCAATCTTGTTGCTTGTCTGACTGAACTTATGGCCAATGTGGAGTTCAAATGAGCAATCCATTTGACTATGCCACAGCCATTCTTCAGACTAAGAAGCAACTGATTGTTGACGATTTGACTGAACGGGAATATCAGCCATTTCTGGTCAATCGTGCCTTGTCTCAGCACAATGACTGTGTTATGTATGCCAATGAGATGAATCGCCGTCATCATTTAGACAAAAAGATGCAAAACGACTTTTTGCTAAATACTGTAAGGTCTATGAAAAGACCTTTTGCGAAGTGGGCTAAGGCAGAAAAAAACGATGATTTGGAATGTATCAAACTGGCTTATGGCCTGTCCAATTCCAAAGCAAGAGAAGTCTTGCGCCTACTCAGCAAAGAACAAATCCAAAAACTAAAAGAAGAATCCCAAAAGGGCGGATTAGGAAAATGACATGGTTGATTTATCTAAATTTGTTGAAGTCACACTGACAGAACAGGATGACTTTCTAAAAGTACGTGAGACACTTACAAGAATTGGTGTTTCAAGCAGGAAAGAAAAGGTACTTTATCAATCTTGCCACATTCTACACAAACAAGGCAAGTATTACATCGTACATTTCAAAGAACTATTCGCACTAGACGGTAAGCTATCGACTATTACCGAGAATGATATACAAAGACGCAACGCTATTGCCAATCTTTTAGAGGAATGGGGCTTGATAAAGATTATAAACTATGATATTGTAGAGAACAATATGGCACCAATTCATCAGATAAAAATCATCTCTTTCAAAGAAAAAGACGATTGGGAATTGATTGCTAAATATAACATAGGTAAAAAAGGTAAATTAGAATAATGGTGACTGGTTATGAACAAAGTGAAAAAAAATCCAGTGAGACTAATCAACAAGTATACCAAAGAAGAAGTGTATACTCGGGATTACAATGATGTGACAAAAGATGGTTTGAATGAATTCATCAAAGTGTACAATCAAAGTAATCCACAAAGAACTTATCTTGTCAATCGCACAGCGTTTGAGGTTGCCAAGTAAGTCGTGATGCCTTCGGGGTCACGTAATCGTAACTTGCTTATAAAAGGAGAAAAAAATGACTATTACTGGTCGCTTTGGTCCAATGGTTCTCAATCAAACATTGGGCTTTGAAAACTTTATTCGTGATGTTGAAGCAATTCTAAACGATTCTAGACCAACAAACAATTTTCCACCACATAACATCATCAAAGCAGATGAGAACAAGTATGTGGTAGAACTTGCTGTTGCTGGTTTTAGTAAAGATGAAATTGATATTGAAGTACAAGAAAATACTTTGACTATCAAAGGTGATAAGAAAGTCGGTACATCTGACGTTCAGTATTTACATCGTGGAATTGGCACACGTTCTTTCACTAAGGCAATCACTATTGCTGATACGATTGAAGTGAAGGGCGCTGAATTCAAAGATGGTATTCTACGCATTGGTCTAGAGAACATCATTCCAGAGCATAAGAAGCCACGCAAGATTGAAATTGGTAATGAACTAAAAACGTTTGAGCCTCAACTTCTACAAGAAGAAAAGGCGGCAGCGTAAAGGGTGGGGCGCAAGCCCCACTTGAAGGATACTTTATAATGAAATCTAACTCAAACTTCAAAATGGACAAGTCCCTCAAAGTCTTATTGACTTCATTGAGTGGTGAGAAAAAACACGATTACAAACGTGAAATGATCAACGCAATCATTGCTCCACGCATCGAATTCAAAAAGAAGAAAAAAGAGGAACAAAGCAATGACTGATCTGTTAATGGTAAGTCATTTTCACAAAGACTTTCCATTCGATCATAATTGCTCTTGGATGAAGGCAGCATACGCTGGCTCACATGGTCCATATGGCTGGCAAGCTCCTGGTCCAGGTAACTGGATCAATACATCAATGCACAAGAGTGTTTATGAATACCGTCAATATTACACAATGTGTAGTGAAGATGAGTTTCTTCGTGCATTGGGTCAACAAGCATCCGAGTATTATTTGTGGAAGCATGGTCGTGCAGATTACATCGGCTGCACCACATACCGTCGCTATCTTGACTTCAAAGGTGACATAGAAGAGAATGTGGTGAAAGCAAGTCTACCAGCGACACAAGAGAATGCTGAGTACATGGTGTCAAATGAGCAGAAAGCAGCGGCACTTGAACTTCTCAAAGAACATGATGCGATTACGAACAAACTGACATCGATGCCATACTCTGTTCGTAATCAATATCTTCAATCACAACCAGCAGAGTATCTGAATCTGTTTCTAGAAGGCATTGAAAAGTTGATGCCAGATTACAGAGACTCACTGAACTGGTGGGACCAGAATGAAGCAAGTTTTGAAACATGTTATGTGATGCGTAAACAACTATTCAGAAAATATGCATCAGAGTTATTTGAACTGCTTGAGTATGTGTGGCAGAACACAAATCAAGTTTATCCAACACAAGCGACAACAACAGAGCCATTACCGTGGCGTTATCCAGGATTCTTAGGTGAAAGATTCTTGCCATTCTTCTTATATGCTAATCAAGCATCGGTGGCTAGAAAAACACTTGTGATATTAGAGTAATCGGATACATTTTTTCGTCGTGCCTTACAAGTGAAGTGAGTGCTTACATCTATGAAAGAAAAATTTATACAAGCCCACATGAAGGCAGCAGAAGTCTATGCTGAACTTTCTACCGCAAAAAGATTACAAGTTGGCTGCGTAATCGTCAAAGACAACACAATTATCGGCATCGGTTATAACGGTATGCCATCTGGTTGGGATAATAACTGTGAAGATGTTGAATATATTCTCAAAGAAGAATGCCGACAAAGTGATAAATTCATGATGCATAATGGCTATACCGAATCTGCCCATGGATGGAGTCGATTACATTCCAAAAAAGAGGTATTGCATGCCGAAACAAATGCAATCGCCAAAGTTTCTCGGTCAACAAACAGCAGTGAGTCGGCAAGTTTGTTTGTGACCCATGCACCGTGTCTAGAATGTGCTAAAATAATACATCAAGCAGCAATCAAGGAGGTTTACTATCGACATAACTACCGAACTATAGATGGTATTGAATTTTTGAAAAAGTGTAATATCGGTGTTCAACAAGTATAGGAGTAAAAAATGAGTACAATCGCTAAAGTGGCAAAACAAATGGCAGAATCAAATTCTAAACTGCCTAAAGCGTACAAGTATGATCTTGTAATGAGAGAGTTTGACAATAAAGTTGAACTTATTGGTCTTGTTGATGACCCAACCTATGACATTGCTGATTTCAGCGGTCGTGAAATGTTGTTTCCCAAAAAGTGGGTAACACTAGACGTTTTTGAACCAACAACTAAGGTAACTGTATGACAATCAAATGTATAACTTTCAAGACACATCAAACCATTATTGCTGAATTAGTGGATGAACGCAATGATGGAATCAAAGTTAAAAATCCAATGCAAGTAATTGCTGTGCCTCCACGTTCTGCAAATGATCCTGGTGGTGTTGGCTTTGCACCATATCTTGCTTTCACTGAAGAGTTTGATAAAGGTATTGTTATCAGCAATGATGATGTTCTTACAGTCAACACTCCTGTGTCAGACTTACTTGAAAACTATCGTCGTATGTTTAGTCGTATTGAACTAGCACCAGCAGGACTAAAAATTTAATGTCAAAGTATTATACAAATGTTTGCGTCCACGGCAATCACATTCTTTTTCGTGGTGTAAACAACGGACGGAGAGTAGAAAGCAAGATCAAATACTCTCCGTCTTTGTTTTTACAGTCTAACAAAAAGTCCGAATGGCGTTCATTGTTCAATGAGCCATTGGAACCTATGAAGTTTGAAACAATTAGGGAGGCACGTGATTTTGTCAAACGTTATGAAGAAGTTGCAAACTTTAAAATCTATGGTAATACAAGGTATGAATACGCCTTCATTGCTGATACTTTTAGAGGCAGCATTGATTGGGATATTTCTCATCTCCATGTTGCGTTCATAGACATTGAGGTTGGTTCTGAAAATGGTTTTCCTGATCCATATAGAGCAACAGAGCCAATCACAGCAATTGGTATTCATAGATTGAATGGGCGCACCAAAGTTTATGGCTGTGGTGAATACAAAAACTCTGATGAAAATGTAGATTATGTTTTATGCAAAGATGAAATCGACCTTTGTGAGCGTTTCCTTGCTGATTGGTCAAGCGATACTCCTGACGTTCTTACTGGTTGGAATATCAAGTTCTTTGATGTTCCTTACATTATCAATCGCTTCACACGTGTACTTGGCGAAGATGACGTAAAGAAACTGTCACCGTGGAAAGTCTATTCTGAAAGAAAAACCACATTCAAAGGCAAAGAGCAAATCGTTTATGAGATTGTGGGTGTCTCTGCACTTGACTATCTTGAACTGTATCAATGGTATGCGCCAGGTGGCAAGAATGTAGAAAACTTTCGATTAGATACGATTGCGAACATTGAACTTGGTGAAAGCAAACTATCATTCGATGAGTATGATAGCCTTCATCAATTGTACAGATTAGATCATCAAAAGTTTATTGAGTATAATATCAAAGACGTTCGGCTTGTTCTTGCACTTGAAGATAAGTTGAAGCTGATTGAACTTGCATTGACTCTGGCTTATGATACGAAGTGTAATTATGATGATATCTTTGCCCAGACAAGAATGTGGGATGCTCTGATTTACAATTATCTACTTGAACGTAAGATAGTTGTACCACCACGCCGTGTTGCCAAAAAGACAGAGGCATTTGAAGGTGCTTATGTCAAAGATCCACAGATTGGTTTACACAATTGGGTTGCATCATTTGACTTGAACAGTCTGTATCCGCATTTGATTATGCAATACAACATTTCGCCAGAAACTCTGGTAGAAAGTTCAAACTACACTGATGAGATGCGTAAGTTGGCAACAGAAGCATCCGTAGAAAATTTACTAGAACAAAAACTTGATACTTCAGTTTTGAAGAATGTCACAATTACACCAAACGGCCAGTTCTTCAGAACAGATGAACAAGGCTTTTTGCCTAAGATGATGGTTGAGATGTATGAAGATCGAAAGAAGTTCAAGAAGTTGATGTTGAAGTCTCAGCAAGAATATGAAAACGAAAAAGACGAATCAAAGAGAAATGAAATTGGAAAACTCATTGCACGATATAACAATCTACAACTAGCAAAGAAAGTCTCATTGAACTCTGCTTATGGTGCAATGGGTTCACAGTATTTCCGTTTCTATGATTTACGTCAGGCACTTGCAGTCACGCAAGCAGGTCAATTGTCTATTCGTTGGATTGAAAATAAACTCAACGAGTACATGAATGGTGTACTCAAAACAAATAAAGATTATGTTATTGCTTCAGATACAGATTCGATTTATTTCAATCTTGGTCCATTGGTGGACAAGGTGCATAAATCGGCACAAGAACCTGATAAAGTTATCGCCTTCATGGACAAAGTTTGTGAAGATAAAATCCAACCGTTTATTGATGAGAGTTACCAGACGCTTGCTGATTATGTTCATGCATACGACCAAAAGATGCAAATGAAACGTGAAGCACTTTCAAGTAAAGGTATCTGGACTGCAAAGAAAAGATATATTCTGAATGTGTATAACAATGAAGGTGTTCAGTATGCCAAACCAAAACTCAAAGTCATGGGTCTTGAGATGGTCAAATCATCAACACCTACCGTTGTCCGAAACAAAATGTATGAATTAGTTGATTTGGTTGTGAATACCGATGAAGCAACTGTACAAGAGTTTGTTGCAAACTTCCGTGAACAGTTCAAAGAATTACCTGTAGAAGATGTATCATTTCCACGTGGATGCAATGGTCTAGCAGAGTATTCTGATTCCAAAACAATATATAAAAAGGGAACACCAATTCACGTCAAGGGTGCCTTACTCTACAATCATTACCTCAAAGAAAAGAATCTGACAAATAAGTATCCATATATCAAAGAGGGTGAGAAACTCAAGTTCACTTATTTGAAAACACCAAATCCAATCAAAGATACTGTCATTTCTTTTCCAACAAGAATGCCTAAAGAGTTTGAGATACAAGAATTTATTGATTATGATACACAGTTCTCAAAGACCTTTCTTGAACCGATTGGTTTGATTTTGAATTCTATTGGTTGGAAAGCAGAGAAACAAGCAACACTTGAATCTTTCTTCGGATGATACACGCTATACTACCATTTTTGACTGCCATTGCACTGTCTGGTATTGCCGCATACTATTCAGTGATTGGTCTTGCACAGATATTTCCTGGCTCATATTGGCCAATTGTCATCATGGGTTCTGTGCTTGAGGTGGCAAAACTGGTAACTGTATCATGGGTACATAATCATTGGAAAGAAACATTCTCGGCTCTCAAATTCTATTTTTTGATTGCGGTTATATTGCTCATGGGAATCACTTCAATGGGCATCTTTGGCTATCTGTCAAAAGCACACATTGAGCATTCATCAACTATCGAACCACAAGTGGCAAAGGTAGAAATCTATGACAAAAAGATTGAAGCACTCCAAGCGACCATTGAGAGGAATGACAAGAACCTTAGTCAGTATGATGAGTCTGTCGATCAAATTATGGGCAGATCGAAAGACGAAAGGGGTGCAGAGAGGGCATCACAGATACGCAAAGCCCAACAGAAAGATCGTGAGAGAATTGCTTCAGAGAATGCAAGGCTTCAAAAAGAGATACAGAAACTTACAGAAGAAAAGTTACCTTTATCCTTGGAAGTTAAGAAGGCTGAATCAGACTTGGGACCTATCAAGTACGTTGCCGAGGTAATATACGGCACACAAGACCGTGATTTGATTGACAAGGCAGTTAGACTGGTAATCTTCATCATCATCATTGTATTTGACCCACTTGCTGTGTTATTATTGATAGCATCAAATCAAACGTATCGTAGACTCAAAGGTGAACAGGAAGAAGTTGCTCCTGTAAAGAAGTTCTTGAAGAAAAAGAAAGTTGACATCAAACCATCAAACACATTAGAGTCATTCTTTGATGATAAAGTCACAATACCGAAAGATAAAATCGCAGATATTGGAGAAATAAATGAGCGTAATGGATAAACTAAAGAAAGCATCGACAATCAAAGAAACATCGATACTTTCTAAATCAAAATTCTTTACAGATAAAGATATGATTCAAACTGATGTGCCTATCGTTAATGTGGCACTATCAGGTAATCTAGATGGTGGATTAACACCAGGACTGACGATGTTTGCGGGACCATCGAAACATTTCAAAACCGCCTTTGCTTTATTGATGGCAAAATCATATATGAAAAAATATGAAGATGCCGTTGTTTTGTTTTATGATTCAGAGTTCGGCACACCGCAATCATACTTTGATGCATTTGGTATTGATACTGAACGTGTTCTTCACACACCAATTACTGATGTTGAACAATTGAAACATGATATCATGAATCAGTTGCAAAATATTGATAAAGATGATAAAGTAATTATTGTCCTTGATTCAATTGGTAATTTAGCATCAAAGAAAGAAGTCGAAGATTCAATCGAAGGCAAGTCTGTTGCTGATATGAGCCGTGCAAAACAGATGAAGTCGTTGTTTCGTATGGTCACACCACATTTGACAATCAAAGATATTCCAATGGTTGTTGTCAATCACACATACAAAGAGATTGGCATGTTTCCTAAAGACATTGTTGGTGGCGGTACAGGTTCTTATTACTCAGCAGACACAATCTGGATTCTTGGTCGTCAACAAGACAAAGATGGCACAGAGGTTGTCGGCTATAACTTTATCATCAATGTAGAAAAATCAAGATATGTCAGAGAAAAATCTAAAATACCTGTTACTGTATCCTTTGACGGTGGCATTAACAAGTGGTCTGGTCTATTGGATATTGCACTCGAAGGCAATTTCGTAGCAAAGCCAAGCAATGGTTGGTATGCTAAAGTCGATCAAGAAACTGGTGAAGTTTTAGATAAGAAACGCTTTGCTGATACTCAAACAGAAGAGTTCTGGAAAGATATTCTTGCTGATGAAAGATTCAAAGAGTTTGTGAGAAAGAAATATGAAATCACTTATAGCAGCATTATGGGACAAGATAACGCCGAAGAAGAAACTGAAGTATCTGCATAATGTAGATTTTCAGTATCTCTCCGACGAAGAAGATAAGATAGTTGGCATCAGCATACTTAGAGGAAAATATGCTGGTGTCATTTATCGTTATGGCACCGCAAAAGTAATTGAAGAAGGTGAGTTTGCACGATTGTCTTTTTCATACACCATCCTCAATTCTTCAAAGTTCACCTCTCAAGACTTGCAAAATGATGAGGATTTTCATACAATGATAGGTGACATTCTAACTGAAATACTAACTGAGCAAGAGAATGAAAAGACTAGAAACAACAATTTTGAAGAACTTGATATTCAATGAAGAATATGCTCGTAAGATACTTCCTTTTATCAAGACAGAATATTTCACAGACAATGTAGAAAAAATTGTGTTCAATGAAATCAACGAACACATTCATCAGTACAAACATCTTCCTACTTACGAATCACTTGTAATCAATTTTACAGAATCAAAGAAACTCACTGAAGAACAGGTTCAAGACTCTGTTCAAATGATTCGTGAAATCAATGCTGAGAAAGAAGAGCCAACTGACGTTGATTGGCTCATCAATCAAACAGAAAAATTCTGTCAAGATCGTGCTTTGTATAATGCCATCATGCAATCAGTCAAGATTCTTGATGACAAAAACAGCAAAGAAGAAAAGGGTTCAATTCCAAAATTATTGAGTGATGCTCTGGGTGTTTCATTTGATTCATCTGTCGGTCATGATTACATGGATGATGCGAACTCTCGATATGACTTCTATCATCGACATGAGACAAAGATTCCTTTCGACCTTGATTTGTTCAACAGGATTACAAAAGGTGGTCTGCCAAAGAAAACATTGAACATTGCACTTGCTGGCACCGGCGTTGGTAAATCTTTGTTCATGTGTCACGTTGCGGGTGCTTGTTTGGCACAAGGTCTGAATGTTTTGTACATCACCATGGAGATGGCAGAAGAACGAATCGCTGAACGTGTTGATGCCAATCTGTTGAACATTGATATTGCTGATCTGAACTCAATCAGCAAGCAAGACTATGATCGTAAGTTTTCTGCCCTGAAAGTGAACACACATGGTAAACTTATCATCAAAGAGTATCCGACTGCTGCGGCGTCGGCCTTGCATTTCCGTGCTTTGTTGAATGAATTGCAACTAAAGAAAAGTTTCAAACCTGACATCATTTTTATTGACTATTTGAATATATGTGCAAGCGCCAGAATCAAGCCTGGTGCTAATGTAAATAGTTATTCTTATATCAAGGCGATTGCCGAAGAATTGAGGGGTCTGGCCGTCGAGTTTGATGTTCCGATAGTCTCAGCTACTCAGACGACCAGAAGCGGCTTCACCAGCTCGGATCCAGGCTTGGAAGATACGTCAGAATCGTTCGGTCTGCCAGCCACAGCCGACTTTATGTTCGCTTTGATAAGTACCGAAGAGTTGCAACAATTGAATCAGTTGATGATAAAGCAACTCAAGAATCGATACAATGATCCGACATACTACAAACGATTTGTCATCGGTATTGACAGAGCCAAGATGAAACTGTATGATGTTGAACAGGCAGCTCAAGATGACTTGGTAGATTCTGGTCAAGTAGATGATAAACCACTCAATACATTCGGTGATCGTGAGAGAACTTCTGGCAACAAGTTCGGAGGCTTCAAAGTATAAATACTCTAATAACGTCAAAAGGAGTATTCAATGAGTGCGGCTTCAGATAAGTTTGAAAATGATGTAGCCAAGAATATCAACAAAATTCCTGGAATCACAGCAAAAAGACCAAAGGTAAGCACAGAGTATTCTGATGTACTGATGGAATACAATAAGATGAAAATCTGGATTGAAGTGAAGATGTCTCATACAGACAACTTATCTAATCCACGTGTTTTCTATGAAAAGGGAAAATGGCATACAACATACAAGACTCCTGCCGCAAAATATACTGTTGACATATTGAATCGTTCGGCACAAGCAAAAAAGTTTATCAAAGATATTGCTAAGTTTTCTGGCATTCCTGAAAAAATGATCAAGATACCCACTACAAAAAGTGGTCTAAAAGAAGAGGGTGCTGTTCCGTTACATGTCATGAAAGCATTCTTTGATCAACCTGGAATCAATCGTTATATTGCAAATGAAGAAAACTATAACTTAGGTGATGTTGTCACTGAACACTACACAATAGGTAAAGCAGAACCAGCATATTACATGCAAGCAGGTGATGATTTTTATATGATATCAAAAAAGAATCCTCTAAAGATAAAAGGTGTTCCTGTTCTGTCGGGTAGTGGTGATTTCAAAGTTCGTGTTGCTACACGTTCTGAATTTTATGAAGTTCAAGCCGAAATCAAAATCAAAAAAATGCCGAACAGCAAATTTTCAGTTGCACCAGGAACAAAAAAATCTAACCCATTTCTAAGTATTTCAGCATGAAATTCACAGAATTTATAAAAGAAAGTAAAGAAGGTAAGAACGTGCATTTGGAGCATTTGGAAGATAATGTATTGAACGGTGGGGTGTCTGGCGCACGTGAAGCAATAGAGTTTCTACGTTCTTTGCGTAATATGCTTGCTGGTCATACTGGCAGCAAAATCAATGTAACAACAAAGTGGGATGGCGCACCTGCTATCTTTGCTGGTACAAATCCAGAGAACGGTGAATTTTTTGTTGGTACAAAATCAGTATTTGCAAAAAATGCAAAGTTGAATTATACTGATAAAGATATTGATGAGAATCATCCCGGCGAAGGACTCAATCAAAAACTTAAACTTGCACTTGCATACTTGCCTAAGTTAGGCATCAAAGGTGTGTTGCAAGGTGATATGATGTTCTCAAAAGATGACATCTCAAAAGAAACGATTGATGGTGAAGAGTATATCACATTTCAGCCAAACACAATTGTGTATGCTGTGCCAACAAAATCAAAACTGGCACAGACAATGCTTGCTGCACAGATTGGTGTAGTGTTTCATACATCCTATTCCGGTAAATCATTAGAGACAATGAAAGCGTCATTCAACATTGATATTGGTCATTTGAAAACAACAAAAGATGTTTGGTTCCGTGATGCTTCATTTACTGACGCATCTGGTTCAGCAACATTCACACAAGAAGAAACTGCCGCTATCACATCAATTCTTTCTAATGCTGGTCGTTTGTTCAATACAATACCAGCACTGACATTGAATCGTATTGCTGCATCAGAAGTTTTTCTAACACAAATCAAAACATTCAATAATACAAAAGTTCGTGAAGGCAAAAAGATTGCTGATACAAGAATTCACACACAAGAGTTGTTGAATTGGGTTGAAGCAAAACTGAACAAAGAGATTCTTGCAGCCAAGAAAGAAGAAACAAAACAAAAACGTATCAAAGAAAAAAATGAAGTCATGCGTTTCTACCGTTCAAATGCCATTCAATTGAAGCTGATATTCGATTTGATGAATTTGATTGTTGATGCCAAACTGATGATCATTCGTAAGTTAGAAACGATCAAGAGCATTGGTACATTTGTTCGTACAGACGATGGCTTCCGTATTACTGCACCAGAGGGATTCGTAGCAGTTGACCACTTAGGCAAAGCACTGAAGTTGGTAGACAGACTTGAGTTCAGCAGACAAAATTTCAACGCACAAAAGGCATGGGACAAATAATGGAATACGATATCAATAAAATTATGGCAGAATACGGTGATAGTGATTTTGGATTTTCTACCGTAGATGAAGTTGAGTATCAAGCAGTCATTGCAGAGAAAGATGAAACTGTTGAAGAATACAAAGCAAGACTACAGCAAGTTGAAAAGATCATCATGCCATTTTTGACGAATCTTTACAAGACCGCAAATCAACCATACATTCATTGGCCAAATCGTGGTCCTGCTATTGAGAAACAGATGCAAAAAATTCTGACATTGACAAGAGGCTAAATGATTACCATATCTGATTCAGCAGCAAAGAAAATCAAATCGATTATTGATGAAGAAGATTCATCACTGAAACTGCGTGTGTTCGTTCAGGGTGGTGGTTGTTCTGGCTTTCAATATGGCTTTACACTTGAAGAATTGCCACCAGCAGACGATGATTTTACATTTGAAAAAGATGGCATTGGTGTTGTAGTAGACAGCATGAGTATGCAATACATGAGAGAAGCGGAAGTCGATTATAAAGAAGATTTGATGGGCGCATCATTTACAATCAAAAATCCTAACGTAACTGCAACTTGTGGTTGTGGTTCATCATTCACGATATGAAAACATTCAAAGATTTTCTAAAGGTAGATAAGACTCAACCACAAGAGTTTGTCTCACAAGCTGGTGCAGGTGAATGGGGTCGACCAGAATCGACTGCTAAATATGTTGATGACACACCAGGTCAGAGCAAGCAACAATATAGAAAATTTACAACTAACTGGAATTTGACAGACAGAAAATAAATCATTGGAGATATTATGAAGGACGTGATCGTAGGCTGTGCGACCAATTACACTTGGTCAACTTTGAAATACTGGGTAAATTCAATCAATCAATCAGGCTTTGAGGGTGATAAAGTTCTGATTCTCATGAACTGCGACAAAAACACTGTACAGAAAGTAAGTGACGCAGGCTTCTCAATCATAGCATTCAATCAAGATGGTGAAGGTAACCTCACATATCAATCTCATTTGATGGTACATGTTGAACGTTTTGTCCACATTTACAAATTACTCAAATCCAACGAATACAGATTTGCAATTACCACTGATGTAAAAGATGTAATCTTTCAAAAGAATCCATCTAAGTGGCTAGAAGAGAATTTATCAGACTCAGAAGATTTGGTGTTTGCTTCTGAGAGTATGAAATATAAAGATGAACCATGGGGTAAAGAAAATCTCACACAATGTTTTGGTCAAGGAATTTATGATGACTTCAAGAATAACACGATTTTCAATGTAGGTGTTCTTGCTGGTCGTGCATACGCAATGAAAGATTTGTTGTTGAATTTGTTTGTCAACTCAATCAATCGTCCAATACCAATCGTTGATCAAGCAGTTTTCAACTTCCTTATTTCAAGACATCCATATCTGAAAACAAGTCAGTATACGAATTCAGAATCTGGTTGGGCATGTCAGCTAGGCACAACTGCCGATCCAAGTAAGATTGAATCATTTAGACCGCATTTACTTGAACCATCACCGAAATTAGAGGGTGATAAAGTTGTAACTTCAGAAGGAATAGAGTATACTATAGTTCATCAGTATGATCGTGTACCAGAATGGCGAAAAGTGATTGAGGCAAAATATGACGACAAATAGAATCAAAGAATTATTTTGGGAATTAGATAAACCATCTACCAAGTGGTCAGGCTACTTTGATGTATATGAAAGACATCTAAAAAAGTTTGTTGGTAAAGCACCACGCATCTTAGAAATTGGTATTCTTGGTGGTGGTTCAATCGAACTGTGGTTGAAATACTTTGGACCTGGCACATCAGTTGTTGGTCTTGATATCAATGAAGATTGTTTGAAGTATGAATACACTGGTGATGTCAAAATTGTGATGGGTGACCAAAGTGATCCTGCATTCTGGGATGAATTTCTGAAAACACAAAACAAGTTTGATATTGTCATTGATGATGGCTCACATGTAATGAATCATCAAATTACAACATTGAACAAAGTATTTCCACACATCAAAGAAGGTGGCGTATTTGTTTGTGAAGATACTCACACTAGTTACTGGCCTCAGCCGTGGGGTGGCGTATTCCGTGGTGCGGGTACATTTACAGAGCATTCAAAACGTGTAACTGATATTCTCAATCAACAACACTTTCAAGGTACACCAATCGATGGGAATGTGCTGAACACATATAACAATCTTTATTCAGTTGCATTCTACAACTCAATGGTTGTTATGGAGAAAGAACATTTGAAACCTTTCGGTGTAACAGACAACAAAGCAAACGTAGGAAGAGAACTATGAAAATAGCACTGTGTATTTCGGGCCAACCACGTATGTGGGAAAAAGGTCATGCATATCACTACGAAAACATTATCAGAGACAATGATGTAACTGTGTTTCTACACTCATGGGAAATGCCTGGTGAACAGATGCAAGAAATTTCTGCAAAGTATAATGCACACAGTTTCATTACATCACCAAATCCTACAGTTGATTTGTCAAAGTATACAAACACACCGCCACCATCACCAAACTGGAAAGTAAAAGATGGTCGTATGTCAACATTTGCACAATTGTATGCAATCAAAGAGTGTATGCGAACAAAGCGTGAGTACGAAGAATATCATAACATGAAGTTTGATTGGGTTATTCGGTCACGTTTTGACTTTGCAATCAATGTTCGTATACCATTTGGAGAACTTGATAACAGCAAGTTACACATTCCGAATTGTCGTATGACACCCAATCGTGATTTTGGTAATGACCAATTTGCGTTCTCATCATCAGAAAATATGGACAAGTATGCAGATGCCTATAATCATATTGACGAGTTCTATGATTCTGGTGTACAATACATGATGGAAGATTTTATGAGTGCTAACTGGAAGAGACATGGACTTGTTGGTGAAAATCTTGTTTACTGTGATGTAAATCATCCATTTTCACCTGGTGAATACAACAGCACATGGCATTCCCTTTTACGAAATGATATGGAAGAATGGCTGAAGTAAATCTTATTATTTGCATGGCGGGTTATAACACCCGCTTTCATGATGTTGGCTTTGATATTCCAAAGTATCTGCTGCCTTGGAACGGCACAACTATCATTCATGAAATTCTAAAAAATCTAGGACCAACACGACAAACTGTTCTTGTAGCAAATAACAGAGACAAATATTTCAGCAATCAACTAATTGAAGCAATTCAACCTTTAGGTTTGAATGGTGAAAACATTCTTTATATTGGCGACACAAAAGGTCAAGCACATACAGCAGCAATAGGCATGACACAAATTGAACACATGATGTTGCCTACGTTTGTTCACAATGCAGATACGATTCTTACTGGT